ATGAAATTATCTTCAGACATAAATACGGATTTTGAAGTTACTACTCTTTCATATTTACAAAAATTAATAATTGTTATGATGAACTTAAACATGAAAATAAGCAAAAGTGAAATAGCTAGACACATGGGTGTTGATAGAAGAGCAGTTGATAAATATTCAAATGTCTTTGACCTTTATTTTATAAATTCTTCCATAAAAATAACCACACTTCTAAATCAATAGGTGGGTGTGGTTTTGTGCTTTATATTTTAAGAATAGCCATCTTCAAATTATTTTCACTTGTATGATCTTTGATTTCTGTAAATCCAAATTTTCTATAAAATTCTCTTAATCTATCTACATCCTCATACTCTATCCAAATATATGAACCGCCAAATATGTTCGCACCTTCTAAAACTTTCACATATGCTAAAGTTAATAAATCGTTTGCATTTATGGATTTTGTAGCCAATGCTTCTTCAGAATAATTTTTTTCTATTTGAGCAATTAAGTATCCTTGTATGATTAAATTGTCATTTCCACTGTGAGTTTCACCCTTTTGATATAACTTCTTCTTTAACGTGTTTGATATTTTATCTAACATACGTTTTGTAAAAAACTAAGGGTTTATTGCTAATTGTAAAATAGCCAACTAGTATTTGTTTGTTTTTGAATTGTGAAAAAACTAAATGAGTTCTAGACAGGTTTTGTCTATCAAATGCTATAGACTTATTTTTCAAAAATAAATCAACATCGTGTGCTGATTCACTTCCTGAAATTGATATTGTCTCAAATGAATTTAGTATATTTAAAACTGAAGGTATCTTTCGCTTAACCTCTTGCTTATCACCTGTTAACAATTCTGAAAGTGATATTACTTTTACAGTCAATTACTTCGATAATCCTTCAATAGATTTTCAATCTCACAAGTTGATTTTATTTTAGTCGCTTTTATGTTTGTTTTGTTCACATTACTATTATTTTCGTTAATCTCCATTGCATCTATTAGTTTTTGCGCTGATTTTTTTGTGAATTTATAATCAGTAGTAATACTTATTGTAGCCATACTACTCACTTCCTTATTTTACTTCATTTGACAACCAAGTATACATTGTCTACGTTGTCTTCTTGTTTACAATGTATCATGAAAGCATCTTTTCGACAATAGATTCAATAAATTTCTTTAGTGTATATGATTTTACACTTAAACCAATTTGTTTCTTAGCATAAAAACACCCATGCTGTAACTAGTGTGGGTGTTTTCAAAATGCAGACAGCTTCTTATTACAATACGCAAGTGAGTCCTCTGCAAAGCCGAATTGATTACCGGAAATCTAATTACATTACAACATACTAGAAGAAACTCCTTATATACTCAAAAGGTATACTAAACTTCTCTATATAATCTATATGATTTTAACATTGAAAAAACCCCCCATTATGAATCTAAATAACACATCAGCACATAATAAAGACGCCTTCCAAAAGTTTTGGTAACTAATGGAAAACGTCTTAAAAACATATTTTCATACGCTCTAATATTTATTTGGAACGAATCATACTCGTGCATAATGTAATTTTCTAGTTAGTCAAAACTAGAAACTGTTTTACATCATTCCTGGCATTAAGGGCAGTATGAAATAGATATAAATCATATACAAAAATCCTATTAAATCAGCATCGTGTATTCTTTATGCATTCAATTTTTTTAGTTTTTTTATTTCATTATGACCAATTTATGACCACCAATTATCACACACATAAATCTCTATAAGTATATTTGCAATGATAGATATGATTATCCATATAATGCTTTTTCATTGCAATATAATGCTTATCTCAGCATCTTATATCACCTAATAAAGTTAGTGTAAAATATTAAAATTGATAAAACTATATAAATTTGTCCACCCATTTTTGATTAATAAATAAGCGTTTGATGCCTGCAACGTGTGATTATATTAATATTAATACGTATAAACATCGTCATATTTTTTTATATTCAACGTTGTAATCACGTATTATACTGAATATAAAATATCAAAAATAGATAAATACATATATTTCCCGAAACAACATCATATTAATCCACATTAAACATACAAAACTCATTCTGCTTATTAATAGTTCTAAGATATCATGTTATAATTAGTGAATAAAATCACAAAAGGAAGGTTTTAAATCATGAGACTTCAAAAAGCACCTTTAGTAACATCGGGATTGATCTTAGGTTTGTTGGGGTTGGGCAATCTCTTGAAAGACATATCACTTGTTTTAAATGCTATTTGTGGTATCTTTGCCCTCTTTATTTGGGTTCACCTTTTATGTACTATTCTCAATAATTTTAAAAATGTTAAAGAACAATTGAATACCCCTCTAGTTTCATCTGTGTTCACAACATTTTTCATGTCTGGATTTTTGGGAACCACTTATTTAAATACGTATTTTAGTGATGTAACCATTATCACTAGCTTAATAACACCCTTATGGCTCTTATGTCTTATGGGGATTATGATACATATGATTATTTTTTCAATTAAATATTTAAAAGGGTTCTCGCTCGAAAATGTTTATCCATCATGGACAGTGCTTTATATTGGTATTGCTATTGCTGGATTAACAGCACCAATCAGCGGATTTTATTTAATTGGAAAATTATCAGTTATATATGGTTTTTTAGCAACATGTATTGTCTTACCAATAGTATTCAAACGATTAAAAACGTATCCATTGCAAACGTCTATTAAACCGAACACTTCCACAATTTGTGCACCATTTTCTTTAGTTGCTGCGGCATATGTTATAACTTTTCCTAAGGCAAATGATCTAATCGTTATTATTCTTTTGGTATTGGCTCAGTTTTTTTATTTTTATATTATATTTAAACTTCCAAAGTTGCTAAAAGAGCCGTTTTCACCAGTATTTTCAGCTTTCACTTTTCCTTTAGTAATTTCAGCAACTGCCTTAAAAAATAGTTTACCTGTACTAACGTACCCAGAAATTTGGGAATGGCTCTTATTTTTTGAAATTACATTAGCAACTTTAATAGTATTAAGAGTCTTTTTAGGCTATGTTCATTTCTTTTTTAAAACTAGCCCGAAGGCTAGCTATAACTCTTAATCTAATGTAGCACTTTTAAAAATATCTTATAGTAATGACAAAATGATAAAGAGAAATATGACAAGACATATCTTAATAAATCTTTGCTCAAAATCAACCAGCCATTCAGCTGCCGATTTTACTTGCTTCATATAAAACTGGGTATAGGGTAAAAAACTTAATTCTATACCCTATTATTTTTTTCTCTTTATCCACCAACCCTTAAACTTGCTTGAATGTTTGCATTATTAAAATTAGCTTTAAACTAAAGATCTGAGGTTTCAATTACCATTTGGTAATCCAAGACAATGTAATATTTATTTGTAATTGTTTTAGTATTTTCTTAACTGTTAGATAACTTTCAATTTTATAAATTACTATACACATTAAAAATAAAATCATTAAAAGTACTAATACTAATGAAAGTCAAACACTTTCCTCACTTTATCATTTTTCAACCATTCCGCCATATATTAAGTATCTATAATCAATACCCTAAATTTATACATACACCTAATATGTTTACATAAAAATAGGCAAGTACCGAAGTACCTGCCTGTTATGCACATTTAAATCTTGAGAGAAATGTTAAAAAGTTCTAGTAAAATAATAGCACATTTTATCTTTAAATGTAAATAGAAAGCAGGTGTGTTACACACCTGCTTAAATAGACATGACTATGTCATTTCAACTGATTTCTCCCCATTAGTCGCCTAGTACCTGACTAGTTGGGGCAGAACCATTCCATGTTCTAATAGGCAAGTAATAACGTTGCCCCTCCCGTTTATATAATACCCATAAATAATATTTATATAACTAATTTATGTAATTTTACAAGGCTCAAAATTGAGTTCTGCAGTTAAATTCATAAACATTTAGTATGGAATTTTAGTTTTGCCGTTTGATGTTATGTGTACTTTGATGCGTACTGGTACAGGTAAGCTAGCTATTTCCGATAAAGCTCTCAGACCTAAATGTTGGTATGTACCAACATCTTTAATTTCTTCAGAAACTTTAATGAAACGATGAGCTTGTGTTCTATCTAAGTTGATATTTTTCAACCAATTACCAAATTCTCCATGTGCTAGGTCATTTTGTTTCATATGGTTTTAATCTTCGACCAATCTCAAAGATAGATTGACCAGCGATGTTTAAAGCCATATTTCACGACGTTATGTTTACAGTTAAAGTATTTGTGCGTGGTTCCCATCCCTTACTGCAACACAGGACGTTTCTCAGCGTAAAAAACGCCACTAGAAAGTGACTTTAAAGAATATAACTAATTCAAACTTATATTAATTAATATTCTTTAAATGACCACTCACACTTTGTTTTTTGCTATTTGTAACTTTAAAATGTTGTTTAAATCTATATTTTTTGATATAGCTCCCTATGTAACAAACACTTTTTAATTAATATATATTTAAACAATAATTTAGAGATGGTTAATTGATTCATTTAAATAATATTTATACATTCTATATGTAAACGTTTACACATTTGAATGAAGGAGAATTAAAAATGAATAAAAAATTACTAATGAATTTTTTTATCGTAAGCCCTTTGTTGCTTGCGACAATCGCTACAGATTTTACCCCTGTTCCCTTATTATCTAATCAAATAATCAAAACTGCAAAAGCATCTACAAACGATAATATAAAGGATTTGCTAGACTGGTATAGTAGTGGGTCTGACACTTTTACAAATAGTGAAGTTTTAGATAATTCCTTAGGATCTATGCGTATAAAAAACACAGATGGCAGCATCAGCCTTATAATTTTTCCGAGTCCTTATTATAGCCCTGCTTTTACAAAAGGGGAAAAAGTTGACTTAAACACAAAAAGAACTAAAAAAAGCCAACATACTAGCGAAGGAACTTATATCCATTTCCAAATAAGTGGCGTTACAAATACTGAAAAATTACCTACTCCAATAGAACTACCTTTAAAAGTTAAGGTTCATGGTAAAGATAGCCCCTTAAAGTATTGGCCAAAGTTCGATAAAAAACAATTAGCTATATCAACTTTAGACTTTGAAATTCGTCATCAGCTAACTCAAATACATGGATTATATCGTTCAAGCGATAAAACGGGTGGTTATTGGAAAATAACAATGAATGACGGATCCACATATCAAAGTGATTTATCTAAAAAGTTTGAATACAATACTGAAAAACCACCTATAAATATTGATGAAATAAAAACTATAGAAGCAGAAATTAATTAATTTACCACTTTTTCTGTAATAATTATTAATAAAGGGAGTCCGTTAATTATAATAAGCGTTCTCCCTTTTATCTTTATAACGCTTTAATATAAAGCTAGGGTGAATTAGTAAACTAATCCTCACTAACTCAATATGATAATCGTTTTTACTGTAATCAATCCTCTAACGGTATATCATCCACAATCACAGTATGATTAGGATTAGCGTTAGATACCTCTTGTACCGTCTTATCTAAATCTTCATCATCGCCATCCCATTCACCAATATTAATGAATATAGGCACATTCCCGTTAATATCATGCTTATCTGTAAATAACTTATGGTATTTACCCAACATATCACGAGCTTTTAAACGATCACTAGGTTTTATTGGTACCTCTATCAGTTCAACATGTTCGTTATAGACTAGCTGTACTTTGCCACTTTGTGGATTCTCTTTATATTCCCCTCGCTTGACTACAACTTCTTTCGTTTCTGTCTCATCACCGACTGCCGCATTCGTAAGCACATGTAGTAACTCTTTTGCGGTTAATACATTCTCATCTATAATCTTATCTTTTTGTTCTTGTATATATTGCTTGATGTGTGGCTTCTTTAATAACCTACATCCTGTCACATGTGCACTATTTGCGCTATAGCCTGCTTTTATGGCACTTTGTGTTACATTAAGTGTTCTTATATACTCATTCACAAAACGCGCTTGTTTTGCCGTTAACTCACTCATTCTATCACCTCCACAATTTTATCTAATAAGGTTTCATACCATAATCTTACAGATTGTTCTGAACACTCTAAGACATTGCTAATATCTTTAAAACTACGTCCTTGTATTAAAGAATCGAAAATATAAAACTCTTTGTCATTAGCTACTTGGTCAACAATCATTTCTAAATGATTCTTTACAATATGATCATCAATGTTATCGTCTGCCATCCATTCATTAGAATTTTCATCACCTATTGAAAAGAATTCATCGGTATTTATTTCATCATCTATCAACACATCACTTCTAGTTCGCTTATGATAATCACAAACGAAGTCTTTTATTTGCTTTTTATCCATTGTTACACCACTTTTACATATGAAGATTGGTGATATGCATTTACTCGTGCAATCTTACTGTTTTCAATTGCTGTATTTCTTTGTTTTTGACGTTCTGAACGTTGTTTAATACTTGCTTGATACAAATCAACTTGTAAGCGTTCAATGACGTTGTAAGGCTTATATCGTCCATTTGAACGCATATATTTTACAACTTGCTTCTGCTCTTTTTCTGTATAATGATTTAGTACCTTTTTCAACAACGCCATATTATTTATAGATCTATTTTTATAGTTTTGTAACCCTGCTTTTGTTTCAATAATTTTGATAACTAATTTTTCAATCGGATATGAGACAGACACGACCCCCATTATTTCATCACATGTTGTGGTCGACGCACTCATATGGTACATACTTTCAATTTGGAATTCACACATCTTAATTTTTTTATTAATAAATGCTGGGTTAAATTGCGTTAATAGTTGATACTCAGATAGTTTATTGTCGCCATTACGATAATATAAACAATTCTTCGTTTTAAGCAGTTTCATTTATTCACCCCTATAAACAGAGCCTACCCGAATTGGATAGGCAATCATTGCTATTTAATAATCCTGTTTTGCTTAGCTAAATTTTGTAGCGTTGTACCATATTGCTTTTGCTTAGACTGTTCTGATTGTTGTAACTCACTTGAAATCTCCTGCATATTGTTTTTAATATCCAAATCAACTGCATTTATTAATAGATTTGTATCTTCTTCATTTAAACCAAATGCATTTGCGACCTTTTTAGTATTATTTAACTCGTATTTTGTTTCCATTTAATTACCCTTTCTTTTTAACGTTTTAAAAACAACTTGTTATTGTGTTCGTATGGCAAATCATTACCATTAATATATGATGTAAATATATTTTCTCTAAAGTAGCCATTCAATGCTTCCCTAGCCTCTTTATCATCATATAATTGTTCTTGACTATAAATACTCGCATATTGCTGATGCTCATCTTCATATCTATCATTAATATCTTCTATTTCATCAATGATCTCATTATATGCATCGACTACCTTTTTTAATTTACCTAAAGCTGATTGTTTTTCTGATTCATATAATGATGACAACTCGCTTTGATGTTTTAATAATTCAATTGTCTTTTGATATTTAACTTCTTTCGACACACTTTTCTTTGTCTCTAAGCGTTTATTAAGTGCTTTTAGTTTCTTTTCATCAGCATCTGTTGCTTGATATAGGTTATCTGCTTTATCATCTTGTCCATCCATGATTAACTGTTTATATGTGGACTTATCTATCTTTATTTTACTCTCCAATGCATTACGCTCTTGTTTCAATTCTTGTATAGCCTTTTGTTGATCTATTACAAATTGGTTGTATTCTTTAAAGTACGATTCAGTTTTCATTTTTATCCCCTTTACACTTTAATTCGTTTCAAAGCTTCATAGCGTTTCATACTGCCATCAGCTAATTTCTTAATACTTCTCATCGCTTGTTGCTTTTCTTGTTCTGTCATAATGATGTAATAACCACGTTCACTAGGTTTATAACTGCACCCGATAGGATAGCCATAATCATATACTAATGAATTGATTACTCTTCGTAACCATCGTTCATTGCTTGAATTATATTCATATCCCAATTGATTTAAGATTTTAGTTTTAGTAATATACTTATTGGACGTATTTTTTATCACATTGAAAACTTGCAGGTGTTCGGTGGGTAAATGATACGTCTCTTTTTCTGCGATACTTTGCATTTCTACACCTCTTTCTTTTAATTATTTCATACCTAAATTATACCATTTTTACAGGTCTAAAACAAACTTACGTTCGCTTTATAGCGCGTTTTATCAATTGTTTAGCTTATCATATATAACACTTATAAAATCATGTTATAAACTTAACGTTAGGCTTTTCACATTAACCTAATATAGAACTTAAGTTCGATAAAATAACACGAACAAACAGCGAACAAACTTAACTTTTAGGCCTATGCCAAAAACACAAACTTTAGCTTGTATTAGCGTTAACAAAGTTCTCACACCTTGCACAAATCTTGCCATTTTTTCAATTCTCAAAGACTGTATACCTTCCGATGTTAAAAGCTAACACCTTTATATAACCTTATTATTTTCAAAGCCATAAAACAGCTCAATATCAACATTTCACACTTTTTTGAATTTCGCCTACCTATCTATTAACTCACTATTGTTGCAACCTTTACATTTTAAAACTTCTATACCTTATACTTTTATATTAGGAGCCACACACCACGTGAGACTCCATATTTAATTACTTATTCAAACTGTAATAAGATGACTTCAACTCAGTTAACTTATGCTCTAAAGCCTTGTAATCCTCTTGTGTCGCATTCTCATCTTGTACAAACTCAGTTACTAATCTCAACCCCTCAACTAACTCTGGTGCTGGTTCATTGATTCCTGTAGCTAACTGATACAACATTTCAATATTCGCTATCACATCAGTATTACTCGATTGAATGCCCTCAAGTGTATCGGTATCAAATCCATTTTCTAGGTACTCAAACACATCACTATTATTTGATTCTGCATATGTTTGTAATCCATACATAAAATACTCATCTTCAAATAATTGACTGGCCATCATATCACTAATAGAAAGCTGTTTACCGTCATGTAATTCATAACCTACATAATGACCTTCTATACTTCTTATAAGCCCCTCAGTGTGCTTAGGTGACGCTAATTCAAATGATTGCCTTACTTTACAATCTTTAATATATACATGACCGAATAACTTCCCATTCATCATCACGTATGCCATATCAAATGGATCATTGTATAACTTAAAGCAACATGGTTGCACTTTACTATGTTCTAATAATCCTGTGTAGTACCTTAGTAACGTGCCTGCTCGTGTTTCAAATTGGTTTACGATAGTTTCTATGTTCATTTGATTTTCTCCTCTTTATTTATTCTTAATACCATAGGCACCCATGAGGGCACGTCCGTTTGTTGTCCATCTTCTGGATAACAAATTGCTAATGGTAAGTTAGGAACTCTACCATCCAACAAATAACGCATTACAAAACTACCTCTATACACTAAATCAAGTTGTTCACTTTTAACTAATTCAATCAGCGCAAACATTGTAATTTTGTTCCATCCACTCCAAAACACAATATTCTCATCCTTATCGTGTGTGACACTGGTTCTCCCTATATAGTCGTGATTCATTTCTTTAAACAAATCTTCTAACTGATATATCGGTATCTCCTTATATTCTTTTACATAATCGTATATATACTTTTTAAGTTGCTCTTTATCCATGTGTTACCTCCAATATTTTTAAATGGGAACTAGTCCCCGTTGAATTCCCGACTTAAAATACTTATCGGGAACTAGTCAAACCATTGATATATAAACTTTAAATAAACTTAGTTCCCGTTGTACCCGTTAAAAATTTTCTATCATATATGGTATAAAGCTAACAACATTTGTTCGTTTTCAAATAATAAATAATAATATTATTTATTGGGAACTTCGGGAACTATTAACTTTAATTGCTTGTGGTTAAAGTAGTCTTATAGTTCCCGTTTGTATGTTTTTCGCGGGAACTTATCGGGAACTTTGGGAACTATTTAATAATCTGAATAAGGATTATGAGAATTCGAGAAATCAAATCCTAATTCTTCAAGCATTTCTTTGTTTATAGCAAATCCTCTATACTTAATGTTTTTGTGACTCACCTTTTTTTGCAAGCGATCTTTTTCACCTTTAATTAAATATCCTTTTTTGCCCCATTGACCTGTTATAGTCTGCATTTCATGACCTAATTTATCGTGTACAGTTTGACCTAATATACATAAATAATCACGTTTATATATAGCTTTGATGTCACCATTTTTGACTGAACTATAGCCATCACCAGCGATATTATTTCTATTTGCATCTAAATATTGTAATAGTTCCTCTAACAGTTGCTTAGGTTTATCAATCGTCTTATTGTTTTTAACCATGCTGTCATAGGCTTGTTCGATAATTTTAAAATGGTCATGTTCAAACCCATCAATATCATTCAAAACCTCACCGGTAACTTGTAGTAACGCAAAGGCACGTCCTAAACGTTGCATGATTTCATTACTACCTTTTTGATTAAAATACCGTTGATAGCTCTCAAAAGCGTTCTTATACACGTCTTTTTTAGACTCATATTGTTTAATAAATGCCAACCCTAACGTTCCATAGTTCTCCCTAAACGATTTGTCTAATGTGGTAAAATCAAAATTATCTGGATATGGTGGATCTTGTAGTGTAACTACACGTGCTGATACACCCGCTTTTTCATCAGCCATATTTGCGATAGATGATTCACCAGTAGAAATTAAAATATTTCGCCATTCTTTTTTAGCGTTTAGTGTTAAATTAATATTACTTCTTGATTTACTTTCACCACTAGAAAAGTTATATGTGGCACTGGTAACAAACTTAGGATGTGTATTACGTGTATCATCTTTAAACATTGGAAATGAGTTCAAAAATGATGCCATCGATTCAATACTATTTTGAGTAGAACTCCATGTCGTGATAAGGTCGCTCGTTCCCCAAACACTTGATACTAAGTTGAGTGTGAATGTTTTACCTGTAGATGTACTACCTGATATTTCTACAATAAAGGGCTGTAATCCAAATTCTCTTAATAAAACCGAACCTAAAGAGGCATATAACATAACCATTACCATTGGTAGATCTTTTATTTGACCGAACACTTTTTTAGAGTAACCTTCTAATGTTCCTTTGCTTTGAAAAGAGTCTATTAACTTTTGAAATCCTTTATCATTACTAAACAACTTGATATTGCTGTCTTTCATCACTTCTTGATAAGGATAAATAAAATAACCTTTCACATGCCCCAAACGCGTTGCAACTTTAACATTCAATGGTGGATTATACCGTTTAGATGCATTAATATAATCAACAAGTTTAGTAGATGTCGACGATGTTACATCCAGCTTTTTATTAACCAATTTCAAGAGTTGACGACTATCTGAAATTTCTTCGGCACTCACAGCTATATTTACTGGCGTTTTATTGTCATAGAAAAGCATATTAAAGCTGACTTCGTTACTCTCAATATCTTCAAAGCGTTCAGTGATTTGAGGGATTGTACTTGTGATAAAAACCTTTTTATCTGGCTCGCCTTCTTTTTTACTTGGTATAAGTTGATTTAAGGCAATACCGCATTGATGATGTTCAATTTCATAACCTTTTGGTATAATTTCTTGTAAGGCACTATCTTTTTTATTAATTTTTTCAATTTTATCAAGTACATCACTTTTACCTGTTTCCATACAAAGCCCCTTTCTAATTGTTATAGTGTTTATTTAATATCGATTGAAAAGTGGCGTTGATTTCTTGTTCTTTCATAGGTGGTTTACATGCGAATTGCCCCCATAGTAAAGCAAATGAATAAACAATATAATCATTAACGTGACATCTTAATAAATGCCCAATTAAGCTAGCTAGTGCATTGTTACGATTGCCTTCGGTTGTTCCAAAGCATAGCTCGCGCCAGTACTCACTATCGCGTCGAGTGTATCCTATGACATTAGGACTAGCATTTGATTGTTCAAACTCCTTCGACCACTGTTCGAGCATATCAACATTCATAATTGGACAGTCATTCACTCGCTTAATAAATATGTGTCCTTTTTGAATAACTGGTAACGCAAAACATCTACTTGGCTGATATGAACCTTCATCCACTTTATGGCCAATTTTATTTGCTAATACTTTTGTATATTTACGATAATCATCTGCACTTATTCGCTCATTTAGAGGGATATACAGGCGTATTCTAGCTTGTTCAGTTCTGTGCGAGTAACTTGTGTGCCAAAACCATGCAACATTGCTTAAAGCTGAGCTGATTGCTTCATGTAATTGCTTTAAATCATTTATTTCATCATAATCAAGTACAATCACATCTCTGTATATGACATTTTTATCGTTTCGATGCTTTTTGATAATTTCACCTTGATCATTTGCACCGTTTTTAATATCACCGTAAACAGCAACACCACGTGCATACTTATAATTTGCTTCTATAGGTACAGACAGTTTATTAACCAACTTACTCCAATTAATTTTTGAAAAGCTATTAAATGAACGTGAGTCTAAACTTTCATAATGTACCACTGAAACATGTGTGTCATATTCTAATTTAATTTCATTCATTTTTTGCACCTCTAGTGATTCACAGAGTAAAAAATGTTATAATAAACATGTGTAATTTCTAAATTACTCTGTGATTTTTAATTTTTGTGCGTCATCTGATACCTCGCCAAAGTTCTCAGATGATGCTTTTTCTATTTCATGAAATTTTTGTATAAGTTCACCGAATTCTTTTAAGTACACATGTAATAACTCAACTGTATGTTCATTTTGTATACGATGTTCTAAATAGCTAGCAGAAAAATTAATATGTTCCCGTTTTGTTTCTAATTCATTTTTTACAAATCTATCTTCAACAAACCAAGCATGTTTGATAGCTACATCATTGATTTTTTCTTTTACCGCTTCAATATCACACATTAAATCTTTAATTTCCCAATTCATTTATAATTCCTCCACTTCAATATTTCCCGCAATGTAATCTAATGCCCACTCTAACATTCCAATCACGTGTCCTTTGCGATCTGTTGTATGTTTGTGTTCACCTTTTTCATCTATGACACTATAACGGTAAACGTGTTGTGTTTCTTTCATGACATCACTTAGCGTCATTGTTACTTCATCAAGAATTAAAAATGCTTCATCTTCAAAATCTAATTCAGCAAGAATATTGAACAATCCATTATGAACTAACTTTAAAGCATATTCATATAATGCTTTATCCTGATAATGATAGTCCTTATCGGATTGAAACTTATCTTCCTCGTATAATACTACTTCTAATATTTTAACCACTTTTGATAATTGATATTTTTGTTTGATTTCCATCTTAACTACCTACTTTTTTCTTATTTTTAATTTCTGTAATTTTTGATAAATCCATTTCTAAACACACAACTTGAACATCTTTACTAACATCAGGAAAGTACTGTTCAAATACTTTTGGCGGTATATTTAACATTAAATTATGTTGAGTATCTTTAATGTTGTACCAGCCAACTACTGTTTTTGTAATAATCACTTGTTTTCGCACGTTGTAATCTCTCCTGTTAAATTACATCCTAAAGTTATTAGCCAAGCATAAACGCTAAAAGCAACATACATGTTAGATATTGCTAGTAATAATATTGTTAACAATGAAACTAAGCAGATATAAGTTAAGTAGATTTTCATTGCCTTGCCTCCAATAACTTTTTGATATTGACTTGTTTAAAGTCGTTATTCTGGATATTCATATGAGCAGTAAGCTGTTCCATGAATTCATCTACATCAGACTTTTTGAATCTGTACGTAGATCCGACCATATAATATTTCATGCCATTATTAATAAGTAATTCTTCAATAGTAGGCTTACTTAAATTCAGATAGTTAGACAACTCTTTGTAAGTCATAAAATATTTCTCTTTCGCTAATTCGTCCACACGTGCATTGATAGCCTGCTCAAGTAACTCACGTGCTTCATCTTCATCAATATTAATGTTGAACATTGGTTTATGCCTCCTTTACTTCAAATTCAAATAATTCATTTACCTCAACTTGTAAAACTTCTGCCATTTTCTTAGCTAATTTAGGGCTTGGAATCTTTTTACCATTAATAATTTGGCTTAAATAAGAAATTCCAACACCTGTTTCACGTGATAAATCAGATAAATTAAAGCCTTTTAAGAACATGGCTTCTTTAAACTTTCTAGTATTCGCTAAAATAGTCATAATTAAAATCCTCCTTCGTTTTTGACTGACTTCTCAATCAATTTATAACTTTATTATACATAATCGTTTTTCTTTTGCAATAGTTTTTCGACTGACTTCTCAATCATTTTTTATTTTTTTGTACATAAACGTCCAAAAAAATGCTATTATTAACATAATTAGGAGGTTTGTAATGATTAGAAATAGATTGTCTGAACTACTGTCAGAAAGAGGACTAAAAATATCTCGTGTTGCAAAAGATGTAAAAATAGCAAGAAGTTCACTTACTTCAATGGCACAAAATGATTCTGAAATGATAAGATATGATGCTATAGATAAATTATGTAGTTATCTGCACATATCTCCTTCAGAATTTTTTGAACATAATCCGATCAATTTTGACTTTACTTTTGATGAAGAACCGAATTATAAAATTAATGATGTTTTCGAGGGATTTGAAGTAACTGCAAACATTACTCACGCTTTTTCGATTGAAAATTTTGACTTTGAAATTTTAGTAGACGTCGAATTAGATAATAGGCAAAAATTAAATTTTGACTTAGACGTCTCATATAAAGAAACTGAAAAGATAACTAATTCACAACATAGATTTATTTTCACGATTAAAAATGAAGATGAAAATATCGGATTAAAAAAATACGTTGATAGTTTATCTGCAGGCCTTAAAAACTTGTTATTTAAAAAAATTAACCAAAAGTTAAGTGGGTATGTTTCTGAAATAATAGTAAAAAATATAGACGATATTGAAGAGCTTTTTCCAAATAAAGGCGAAAAAAGTACGACTCTACATAAAGAAATTTTACAAACTGATAGCCGTTTATCTAGTGATATTTTTAAAGAATATTAATCGAGGTGATCAAATGGCAAGTTATGAAAAACGCGGAAATACATGGCGCTATCGTATATCACTAGGAAAAGACGCAGAAACGGGCAAATATAAATATATTTCAAACTCAGGTTTTAAACGCAAATCAGACGCTAAACATCACGCTGAAATGGTTGAGCGTCAGTTAAGAAATGGCGATTATATCGCACCGTCCACATCTACATTTAAACAGGTTGCTGACGATTGGATATCACAATATGCTAACGAAGTAAAAGTAAGTAGTGTCAGAGCACGCGAGAAAGCCATAAACCACGCCATAGAACGCTTTAACAATAAACCAATACAAACTATCAATAAACATGAATATCAACGTTTTGTAAACGATATAAGCGCACAGTATAGCAAGAATTATGTTGATAGCATTATAGCCTCTACAAATATGATATTTAAGTACGCATACGATATGAAATTAATAAGAATAATGCCTAGCGAGGGTATTAAACGACCTAAAAAGAAAATTAGTGTGGAAGAATTAGAAGATACTGAGATACATAAAAAGTTTCTTGAAAAAGATGAATTATTTCAATTCCTGGAGGTTGCTAAAAATCACCATTCACCCCAAAACAGCTTTGAGGTGTTTTGTACATTAGCATATACAGGCATGCGTGCAGGTGAATTATTGGCATTGAAATGGTCTGATATAGACTTTGAGAATAACACAATCAATATTACAAAGACTTATTACAATCCGAATAACAATAAAAAGCAATTTCAAATACTTACACCAAAAACTGAAAGCTCAATCGGAAAAATTTCAGTGGATCCTCATGTGATTAAATTACTTAAAAATTATAAAACCGACGTGCAGGACACATGGAAAAACGAATTGTATGTAGATAATAATTTCGTTTTTACTGATGTTAACGGCTACCCTCTTGTAATTAAAAAACTACAATTATGGATAAAAGCTATACTTAAAAAGACTGACATAACTAATAAACAAATAAGCACTCATTCATTTCGTCATACTCATTGTGCGTTACTTATAGAGGCTGGTGTGCATATTAAGGAAATACAAGAACGCTTGCGCCATAAAGATATAAATACCACTATGAACATCTACGCTAAGATTACGAACTCATACAAAAAAGACGCTTCTCAAAAGTTTAGTAAACTCATGGAAAACGTCTCAAAAGATTTATTTTAAAATTTCTATGACCAAATTATGACCACCCAATATTACAAACGTTATAAAATCGGCGTTTAACAGTCATTTTACATCATTCCTGGCATGCCACCCATGTTAGGTTGGTCATTATTTTTTTCTGGAATTGATGCCACAACCGCTTCAGTTGTTAAGAACATTGCCGCAACACTTGCTGCATGTTGTAATGCTGAGCGTGTTACTTTAGTTGGATCAACGATACCTACTTCTAACATATTAACCCACTCGTTTGTAGCAGCATTAAAACCAACACCTGGTTCTGCATTTTTCAAGCGTTCAACGATGACAGAGCCTTCTAATCCTGCATTTTCAGCAATTTGACGAACTGGTGCAGTTAATGCTTTAAGTACAATATTCACACCTGTTTCAATGTCGCCTTCAGCTTCAATTTCACTTACTTTTTGGTAAACATTTACTAGTGCAGTACCACCACCTGCAACAATACCTTCTTCAACTGCTGCACGTGTAGAGTTTAAAGCATCTTCGATACGTAATTTACGTTCTTTAAGTTCTGTTTCACTTGCTGCACCTACCTTGATAACTGCAACACCGCCTGCTAATTTAGCTAAGCGTTCTTGTAATTTTTCACGATCAAAGTCAGATTCAGTTTCTTCAATTTGAGATTTCAATTGGCTTACACGTGCATCAATGCTGTTTTCGTCACCGTCACCATCTACAACAGTTGTATTATCTTTAGTAACTTCTACTTTACTTGCAGTACCTAACATATCAATCGTTGCATCTTTAAGGTCTAAGCCTAAATCATCTGTAATCACTTGCGCACCAGTTAAAATAGCTAAATCTTCTAACATTGCTTTACGACGATCACCGAAACCAGGTGCTTTTACTGCAACAGCTGTAAATGTGCCACGCATACGGTTTAGCACGATATTTGTTAATGCATCGCCTTCAACTTCATCAGCTACAATTAAGATTGGACGATTAGATTGAACCACTTGTTCTAATAAAGGTAAGATATCTTGGAAAGAAGAGATTTTTTTATCTGTTACTAAAATATATGGGCGTTCTAATTCAGCAACCATTTTATCTGAATCAGTAACCATATACGGTGATTGATAACCACGATCAAATTGCATACCTTCAACCACTTCAAGTTCAGTGTTCAAGCCATTTGATTCTTCAATTGTAATGACACCATCGTTACCTACTTTTTCCATAGCTTCTGAAATATAGCGTCCAATTTCTTCATCTGCTGCTGAAATCGCACCTACTTGCGCAATTTCATTTTTATTTTCAACTTTTTGAGAATTTTCATGTAACGCTTCAACAGCAACTTTAACTGCTTTGTCGATACCTTGTCGTAAACCAACTGGGTTTGCACCACTTGTAACATTTTTCAAGCCTTCTTGAATCATTGCTTGAGCTAATACTGTTGCAGTTGTCGTACCGTCACCAGCAATTTCATTTGTCTTATTTGCGACTTCTTGAACTAGTTTAGCCCCCATATTTTCATATGGATCTTCTAATTCGATTTCTTTAGCAATCGTTACACCATCGTTCGTAATTAAAGGTGCTGTAAACTCTTTATCTAATACAACATTACGTCCTTTAGGACCAATCGTTACTTTAACTGCATTTGCTAATTGGTCAACACCACGTAACATTGCTTGACGTGCATCTTCAGAGAATTTCAATTGTTTAACCAT